AAAATACAATGCCACATTGGGATTGTTTGTACAACAGGCTAGCCCATTGTATACATCAACCGCAGCCGCAATTTATGCCCTTGATCCAAGTGGTGGCGGAACCAGCATTGCTTCTGGAGCTACATACGGTCTTGTTGACACTTTAAATAATACCACCAGCGGCATTACTATTTTTGAACGATTTGCAACCGGTGCAACAGAAATTACTGGCGACGACGACACCCCCGGACCGTTTGTATCTGGTAATACATTCACAATAAGTGCTACACAACCTGGTACAGCAGCATTAACAACTGCTACTGCTGAATTGCTTGGAACCACAACAGCTGACTTTATTGCCGCAGTTAGTGCTGCCAACATTCCTTACGTTAGTGCTACAACCAACAGTGCAGGCGCAATTGTGTTTACACATTCAGTTGGCGGCGACATTCAATTAACTAACGTTCTCGGAACACCTGTTACTGCTGCTGGGTTCAATACAAGCGTGCGTGGCGTATCGACATTGTATGCTGCTGGTGTTGCAACCGGGTTAGTATTGAGTAACTGGGTCACTACTCCAACATTTACATATACTGCAAGCAATGATGCTCCAGATCAAGATCCATTAGACGGTACATTATGGTACTACAGTGCTGCTGATCAAGTTGACATCATGATTCAGGACAACGGTACATGGCAAGGTTATCAGAACGTGACAAACGATGTTCGTGGTTACGATTTGAGCAATACCAACGCTACCGGTCCTATTATCAGTGCTAGTGCACCAACTACACAAACTGACGAATCTGAGTCTCCATTGGTTTATGGCGATTTGTGGATTGACACAAGCGATTTAGAAAACTATCCAGTGCTAAGTCGTTGGGAAAGTGTAAGCGGAGTTGATCAATGGGTAGTGGTTGACAATGCTGATCAAACCACGCAAAGTGGTGTATTATTTGCTGATGCTCGTTGGGCATCAAACGGCACTACCGATCCAATTACAGGCGATTTCCCAACAATCACTAGTTTGCTAACAAGCAATTATTTAGATATCGATGCACCTGTACCTACATTATATCCACAAGGTATGTTGTTGTTCAACACACGTCGTTCAGGATTCAACGTCAAGAGTTACCAAGTAAATTACTTTAACGCTGACACATTCCCAGACGATACGTTGCCAACAGAAACCAATGCATGGGTAACTGCTAGTGGTCTAAAAGCCAATGGTGCTGCCTACATGGGTCGTCAGGCACAACGTGCGTTGATTGTTGCGGCTATGAAGGCTGGCATTGATACCAACACTGATATCCGCGAAGAACAGCGTCAGTTCAACTTGATAGCAACACCTGCATATCCTGAATTGACACCCAACATGATTGCACTCAACAACGAACGCAACAACACAGCATTTGTTATTGGTGATACTCCGTTGCGATTGAACCCACAGGACGTGTTGACATGGGCCAGCAACAACAATGGACTAGGTTTAGACACTAGCGACGGCTTAATTGCTGCTGACACTTACATGGGCACATTCTACCCAAGTTGCCAAACAACTGATCTAAGTGGTAGTTCTGTAGTAACAGCACCAAGTCATATGATGATTAGAACAATCATCCGCAGTGACGAAGTATCGTTCCCGTGGTTTGCACCAGCAGGAACCCGTCGCGGCGTTGTTGACAATGCGTTGCAAATTGGATATATCAACGCAACCACTGGTGAATTTGAACCATTGGGTGTGCGCCAAGGACTGCGTGATGTGTTGTATGAAAATTCAATCAACCCAATCACGTTCATTCCTGGAGTTGGTATCACCAACTTTGGTAACAAGACAAGCACAACCACTACAAGTGCATTGGATCGCATCAACGTGGCACGATTGGTTGCGTTTATCCGTGGACGACTAGATGTAATTGGCAAGCAATACTTGTTTGAACCAAATGATCAGATCACTCGCAATCAGATCAAGAATGCCATCGACGGTTTGATGATTGACTTGGTTGCCAAACGTGCGCTGTACGATTACTTGGTTGTGTGTGACTTGACAAACAACACACCAGCTCGTATCGATCGCAATGAATTGTATGTCGATATTGCCATTGAGCCAGTTAAGGCAGTTGAATTTGTCTACATTCCAGTTCGCATCAAGAACACAGGGGAGATTGCTGCTGGGTAAAGAAAAGGGAGTGGCAACACTCCTTTTTCACCAGACTCGATTACCATAAATAACAGTATATAGGAGAACAACAAATGGCCGTATCATCACTAAGTAGAATGACAGTTCCTTTGGCCAGTGACCAAAGCGCTTCAACACAGGGCGTATTAATGCCCAAACTCAAATATCGCTTTAGAGTGTTATTTGAAAACTTTGGAGCCGCAAACAATGCTGCACCTGTGACAGAATTAACCAAGCAAGTGATCGACTTTACTCGTCCTTCAGTTGACTTTGCACAAATTGATATTCCAATTTACAACTCAACAATCAAAATGGCCGGCAAGCATACATGGGCTGACGTCACTTGTAACTTGCGAGACGATGCTGGTGCAAACGTACAAAAACTAGTTGGCGAACAACTACAAAAGCAATTGGACTTTATGGAAATGGCCAGTGCCAGTGCCGGTATTGACTACAAGTTTATTACCAAGTTCGAAGTTCTGGACGGCGGCAACGGCGCTGTGGAACCGATTGTTCTTGAATCATGGGAATTGTATGGTTGCTACTTAAAATCTGTAAACTATGGCGATGCCAATTATGGGTCAAGCGAAGCGATGACTGTTGCAATGACCATTACTTTTGACAATGCCAACCAAATCACTGGCGGCGGCGTTGGTACAGCAGGTACATTGGTTGGTAGAGCAGGAGACGTTGCTACTGGCGTAACTACAGGACTCTAATGAGTTTTGGACAAGACTTTCTTAAAGGTTTTATTGGTGACAACGGGTTAAGAGATTATACCCACGCCAGTAAAACCTTTCGCACGAACGGCTACGAACTTGCTCCTAAACTCAAGTTCCTTTTTCACACTTACTTTAATTTAAATACAAAAATTCCTGGTGTGCAACAAATGACGAGCAACGGAGATGTTGCCAGTATGGGCTTGTCAGTTAAAACAATTGATCTTCCCAGTTATCAACTTGAAGTTGAAACTTTGAACCAATATAATCGTAAACGTCTAGTACAGACCAAAATCAACTATCAGCCTGTGCAAATAACGTTTAACGATGACGGCGGCGATTTAATTCGCAACTTGTGGTACAATTACTTCAATTACTATTACAAAGACCCTGTTAACCAATACGAAGGCGTGCCCAACACCAACGGCACCAGCGGAAACCTACAAACAACTCAAACTGGATTCAGTTACAATACCAGCGACACTTACAGCACTACTCGTGTTGTAAACGATTGGGGTTTCGCAGGAGAGTCGTACAGCGACGGCAACGCGAGAGCTGACGCGAGAGCCGATGGAAAACCTGCGTTCTTTAACGATATCAAAATCTACGGCTTGAATCAACACAAGTTTGCTGCCTACGTGTTGATCAATCCAATGATCACAGACTGGCGCCATGACACATATGATTATGCACAAGGCACCGGCACAATGACACATACTGTTACAATACGTTACGAAACTGTAAAATATTATTCTGGTGCAATTGGCGCAAGCCGTCCTGACACCAATGTGGTTGGGTTTGGCGATCCTGACCATTACGATCAAATTAGAAGTTCATTAGCACGTGAAGGTAGTCAAGCCACAGTGCTGGGTCAAGGCGGCTTGTTGGATGCAGGTGCTGGCATTCTTGAAGATGTGCAAGCATTGGCATCCGGCCAAGGAAGCCTAGCCAATGTGTTGGGTGGCGTACAAAAAGCTCTTAATGTTCAGGGTGTACTGAAAAATAATTCTATTGGTGATCTTATCAGAAATGATTCCAAAACAGCACAACAGGACATACTACGCAACGGGTTACCCGGCGCACTAAGAAACGCTACCAATTCTGCAAATAGTCAATTCTTTCCCAAGGCACCAAAATGAGCACAATCAACGATCCCAATTATAACGTAGACCTTACAGTTCGTGTGTTTGACGACTTTTACGGGTTTGAATCTGTTGTGCCTGTGAATGAGTGGGATGCAGTGCTTTCATATTTTGAATCAATCTACACCACAAAATCAGCAGCCAAAAATTTCACAACAGCTATATTTAGAGTTGCAAATCAACAAGGCATATCTGCTATGACTTTGTTACAACAAATACAAACGTCAACTGGTCCTGCTGAATTAGATATAACTATTGCTTACTATCTCAACAACTTGCGTAGCAATAGTACATTGCTGGGTGTGTCACAACCTGTGCAACCCAACTACTATGCGGCGCGAAATGTTAGAGCATGAGCAAGTTTGCACAAGGCCCGTACACAGTTAAAAACACTGCCAAGTATGTGGGCAACGGTGTTCCGCGTTACAGATCAGGATGGGAGTTGGCATTTATGCGATTCCTTGACAACAACGATAATGTGATGCAATGGGCCAGTGAATCAATACAAATACCTTATCGCAATCCCGTCACAGGAAAACAAAGCATCTATGTTCCAGACTTTTTGATAACTTACAAAACACGCCAGAACACACTGATTGCCGAACTGATTGAAATAAAACCCAAAAAGCAAAGTGTCATTGAAAGTAAGATGAGCAATCGAGATCGTATGGTTGTGGCAATCAACTATGCCAAATGGGATCAAGCTACCAAATGGTGCAAGCGCAACGGATTAAAGTTTAGAGTTATCACAGAAGAAGACATGTTCCACCAAGGTGGAAAATAAGCCACGCAACACTGTTAATACGGTAAATACGGTATGACTAGAAAATTAGAAGAACTGTTTGATTTGCCGTCAGCCACTGCTGACTCTGAGGAAACTGTGCCTGATGTTGCTACTGCACAGTACGCTATAACAGAGATCGACAGTGCCATTGACAAGATTGACGCAGCCTTACCTGGTGTGCGTGGATTAGAATCAAGCGATGACGAAATGGATCAACTGGCAACCAAAGCTACTGAAACATTTGATGATTTGATGGATCTTGGCATGCAGGTCGACAGTCGTTATGCCAGTGAAATATTTGCAGTAGCAGGCGCTATGCTTGGACATGCACTCACTGCCAAAACTGCCAAGATGAACAAAAAGTTAAAAATGATTCAGTTGCAGATGCAAAAAGCCAAACTGGATCTTGACAAAGAAAAACTCAGTGGTAAAAACGATGATGACACTGAAACTATCGAGACTGCCGAAGGGCAAGTACTGAGTCGCAATGATCTACTTGAACGTCTACTTGGCGCAAGAGATCAAAAGAATAAACAAGCATAAATATCGTATAGGGATTAATTATGAAACATTTCAGAGAATATTTGTCAGAAAACGAAAGAGTATACAACTACCGTATTAAAATTGCGGGCGATACTCCCAAAGACTTGGTCAAGGCGCTTGAAGAAAAACTTCAACAGTTTGACGTTGTCAAGATTTCTACACCAAAAACCACGCCTGTAATGGCCAAACTAGCAGACTTTCCAGCGTTTGACAATGAAAGTTGCACACACATGGATGTAGAGTTCCGTTATCCTGCTATTGAACCACAAATTCAACAAATAGCACAGTTGTTGGGCCTTGATCCAAATCGTGTACGTATGTTGACTGTGCCGTACGAAAACAGCAACGACAAACTGACTGCTGACATTGAAGAACAAAACAAGGATTTGTTGACATCTCCTTATCCTGCTCCTGATGCTGAACAAAAAGCCTTGTACAAAGACTATGCAGCCGCACCAGAAGATCATGCAGTATTGAAAAATACCTATCGCAGTGCATTCACAGTGGCCGGTGGTAAAACCCCTCCTGCTGTCACTACCAACAGTTTACCAATGGGCGACACTAGTCCTATGACAAACGTTAAGCGTCCAGCAAAGCCAGCAACTGGCTACAACCCAAGAGGATAATACAATGAGCTTTTTTTACAACCTAAACAAAACACTAGCATCAATTTCTAGTAAAGACAAAGTCACTACACAAGCAACTGAAAGTGTTCAGCAAAGCGAGTTAAAAACTATTCTTGAGTCTAGTTACAGTGCTGTGCGTAACAAAACAGAAGAAGGCAACGAATTTTCAGGCAAGTTGGCCAACGCCAAGTCTCAGCACAAAGATTCATTTGATGTTGACGGCAAAACATATCCTGTCAAAGAAGAAGGTATGTCTGCCAAAGAAAAATCATTTGCTGCCTTGGCAGACCCCAAAGACAAAATCACTTTTGCTGACAAAATTGCCGGCGCAAAGAAAGAAGTAGACGAGATGTTGGGCGATGTTGCTGCTGATGCTATGAAAAATGCCATTGGCAAGATCCGCGAAATTGAAAACGACGATGTCGAAGAAGGCTTTGACGACATGCAAAAAGATGTCAAAAAACGCATGGGCGACATGAGTAAAATGAAACCAGGCGACAAGATGGCCGGTCACAAACACGACATTGAAAAGACCACAACAGGCATCAAAGCTACACGCCGTACTGACCCAGATGGTATCAGTACCAGTGTAGACGACAAAGATGCCGATGGCGAAAAGCGCGGACGTGGACGTCCCAAAGGCACTGGCGTTAAGATGGGCGCCAAAGGACCATCGGGCAAGAGCAAGTTGATGACTCGTGAAAACGACGAGTATGATGACGAAGCAGGAATGGCCAAGCAAGATTTAGCACAAGCCAAAGATGCAGCCGAAGAGTTGCGCAGTATTTTAGCGTCTGATGAGAATTTGCCAGAATGGGTACAAGCTAAGATTACCAAGGCTGTTGACTATCTAGACACAGCCCGTGATTACATCAAGTCTGAAAAAGACGGTGAAGAAGAACTAGACGAAAAGAAAGATGTCAAGCGTGACAACAAGGCCGAGAAAGACGGCAAAAAAGTCACCAAAGACATTGAGTATGACGAAAAGAAAAAAGATGGTATCCACGGCAAGAAGCGTGATGCCGAAGACGACAAAGCAGAAAAAGCCGGCAAGGAAGTGGCCAAAGATGTAGAGTATGACCAAAGCAACGAAAGCGAAGAAAAGCCTAAAAAAGCCAAAGGTGGTATTGACTTCGGTGGCAGTGTTTATGAAAACTTAGATGCACAACTTGAAGGTTTGATCACCGAAGGTATGAATGTCACAATCAACATGACAACTGATGACAATGGCCAGGATCGTAAAACTGTCACAGTCACTGCCGAAGATGACGATGCTGTTAGTCTAGTAGAATTGTTACGCAATGCAGGCATGGGCAACAGTGCACCAGAGTCATGCTCAACATGCGGCGAAAGCACTTGTGAATGCGAAATGGTTGAAGAGAACAGCCCAAACTGGCCCACTGACCAAACAACAAGTGATGACGCACTACAGTATGCAGGCGGATTAAACAAGCCCAAGAGCACTGGACAAACAACTACACCTGTTATTGCAAGCCAATTGCGTAGACAAGCCAGTATGGAAGAAAGTGTAAAACTCGAGCGCAGTTTGTTTGACTTGTACAAAGACTTTACAAAGTAAAAGGAAAAGAAAATGGCAACTCAAGTAATCAACGCAGCAGGCAATGTATTATGGACCGCTGACAAAGCAGAAATTTCTGCCAACAGTGCCGATGTTACATTTCAAATTGGTGTAACAGAAATTGGCAACACTGCCAACGTCACT